TTCGTGATCGGCGAGAGAGGTTTCAACTGTAGATTCGACTTCCGGAGCGCTCGGCGCTTCAACTGGCGGCGCAGCAACGTCCACGTCCATTAGTCCCCGCTTCCATTCGTTGATGGTGTCGGCATCACGGCGGCTTCATGCGAGAGCAAATCTTTCGCGTGGACGTGCTCGACATTCCGCATGCCGAGTTCGTGCGCGTGCTCCTGATTCAGCCGGCGTTCTTCCATGAACTTTTCGATCGTCCGCATTTCCTCTTGCCGCGCCTGATCCGCTTGCACAAGCAACTTGACTTGCTCCGCCTGTTCCGCAAGTTGCGTCTTCATCTCCGCAATCAGGATCGCCGTGGCGTTGTCGCCCTGCGCGATTTGCAGCTTCGTCTTGTTGTCTTGGTCTGTAGTCGCAGCATCAGAGAGCGCCTTGATTTTTGCCTGTTCTATACGCGCGTGCTTATCGGCGTGGAGTTGAATATTCTCCTGCGCGAGTTGCTGACCCATCGCCATCGCTTGCTTCAGGCGCGGATCTTCCGGCTGGCCCTTCTGCAACATTTCGATCACGGCCGGCGCGAGCACGGCGCGATACCGCTTCGCCATGTCTTCATCGCCAGCAAGTTCAAAGAATCGATCGCCGATGATCGCGAGCTGTTCTGGCGACTTCTCAATCAAGCCCGCCATGAGAGACAGGCGTTCGGCTTGTTTCGTTTCGTAGAACTTCGTCGCTTCGATCGCGACGTTGAATGACCCATCCTTCGTCAGCGTGTAAGTCTTCGGCGTCATCTCCGCGTGTTGCGCGGGATCGAACGGCTGGGGCATCCCGTTCGGCTGCGGTGTCACGAACGGTTTCCCGATCATCACGCGCTCAGCCTTCTGCGAACCGTTCATCATCGACACGATCCGGCCTGGACGAATGCCGTAGATCGGATACAGCAAATCGTTCACGATCGCGCCTTCGTAATGCACGGATCGGATCAAGTTCGAGAGGTAGTTGGACGTGCCGCGCGCCGCTTCGTCCAGCAGCGTGCTCGCCATCTCGCCAGAGCGCACGTCCGGATGCGTATCAGCGAGATTCGCTTGTCCGATCGTTGCCATGATGGATTGGTCGAACGCGCCAATCATCAACGCCATCGCCTGAATAGGCGGCTCCGCTGTCTGCCGTTCAGGCGCCGCAATCGGCTGGCCCGTCGACGGGTCTACGTCGTTGTAAGGCAACCACGGCCAGTTCCGAACGGCTTGCTCTTTCCAGATAGCTTCGTAGTTCTCGAGCGACCGGCCCGCTACAAGCCATGGCGCTTTCGGTGCGAGCGCAATCGCTTCGACCGCGTTACTTACCATCGCGTTGTAGGCTTTCTGTGGATCACGTGCCGGCCTGACTAATCCCTCGTAACGGCGCTCTTGGTCGAAGCTGTGGATTTCTTCGCCGACGACTTTGATGACGGGAATGAATTGCCCAGGCCAGTCGGTTTCTGAAAGCGTATGCACGCCATCGATGACAGAGAACTTGACCTGTATCTTCTCGTCCTCGCGGATGTCTAGCACGGCGATGTCGTTCACTGTCGCGACATCCTTCGATTCGACAGGCTTGGATGACCCGTCAGCGAGCAATGCAATCCACTCGGGCGAGCGCTCCTTCCACCAGTATTCAGAGACGCGAACCGTGCGCGTTTTTCCCTCTGTCGTGAACCATTTCGGCGCCTCATCGCCGAATGCGCGCCACTCGTCGTCGGTCAATGCCTCCTTCGCCGCTGGATTACTTGCCCCTCCTGCGATCCGAGGATACTTCGACTTGTAGATGTCCCACGGCATGTCTCGACCGACGAATGCCCATTCGATGTCTGAGCCGTCCGGTTGCTCGTGCATCGGATCGAGCATCACGGAGAACTGATTGTAGAAGCGGCGATAAACAATTTCCTGATCGTGCGAACCCTTCACGTATTGCGTCAGGATGCCGTAATAGCCTTCGCCGGCTATGGCCGCACGACTCGCCGCCCACATGCGCGCATCTTTCGCGTTTGAGTTGCGCTGAATCCTTCGCGCTAGACCTTCGCGCAATTCTATTTCGCTCGGATCGATAGAACCTGCGAAATCGTCGGCGGCAGTAATTGACATGCCGAGGTCTGTCTGGAGTTCATCGTTCTGAATCTTGCGGATCGGATCGCGGACTTTGTTGATAGTCAGACACGGACGCGCAGGCACGGCGGGTAGATTACCGGAGGCGTTAGCGCCTTTCCGCAAACTCTTGATATCCGAATCCCACTGTGTTTCGCCTTCGTAGAATCCGAGATCGGCTTTCTCGCGCTCGCGTTGGTCCTTTGAGCCTTTTTCGCCCTGGTCCCAACGCTCACGAGCAAGTTTTTGATCGACAGCCATTCAGGATTTCGCGACGTGCCGTGGTAAGCCATTGGTCGGTGTGCGGGCGTAGTCAGCGAGCTGCTTCAGCGTCATGGAGGCGCGGAGTTTCTTCGCCTTGGGGAAGTCGGCGCCGTGTTCGGCGGCGCGCATGAGATGTTGCTGAGCAACCGATTTTGATGGCATCAGCGACTCAAGCAGGATTCAAACACCGCCGGCATGTCATCGACGGGACAGGTTTTCAACTCCCGATACGCAGGTAACGAGAACTCTACCGCGATGTGCTTAACGCGAATCGTGAACACGCCGCGCAGATCATCGCAGATCGTTTCCGCCTTGACTTCCGGATGGCCCAACCATGCCGCGAATTGCTGGCCGATGTAGTTATCCGTTTTCAGGATGACCATCGGTTTCTTCGCTGGCTTCATCGCGGCGCCGCCTGTTTCGCGGCACGAGCCACTTTGAAGGCTTCCACTTTTTCGGCGATGTCGGCGGGAGGTGCTTCAATCGTGCGCGCGGGCTGATTCACGAGCGCGTCATGCACAAACGCACGCGCGTTGACGCCGCCGAGTTCGTGCGCTTCGATCGCCTCGAGGAATTGCGAGACTTTTCCGGCATCCATCACGGACGGGCTCACCCACGGATCGCGTGCGAGATGTCGGCGCAGCTTCAACAACCGATCAGGTGTGAGTTCCCGATGCAGTAAGCGCGCGGCAAGGTCAGCGGCGTCGAACGGCATCGGCCTACTTGAAATCCACTGCGATTTCAATCTGTTCGGTGAACTTTTCGAGGACGGCCTGGATCGCCTTGTCGCCCTTCGCCATCTTGCGGAGTTTGTCGATTTCCGAAAGCGTGAGTTTGATCGGTCGCGCGGGAGTTGTGTAGTAGACCGGATAGGACCAACTCGGATACCACGTATAGCCGGCGTCAAACTTTACTGTGCTTGACGCCGTGCCGCCACCGAGGTATCCGCCACCGCTCGCGCCCGTATTGCTCGTCCAGCCGGAGTTCAACCCAAGAGCCTGAATCGTGTTATCGGTCGCAGTAGCTGACATGGATTAGCCTCGCGTGAAATCTCCCGCCGTTACTTTTCTCACACATGCTGGCGAAGGACATGCGCGATGGTTCAAGAACGGCGAGATAAAGAACCATGCTGGGTTGCCGGACATGCTAGCACAACTCACGCCATCCAACTATCTGGATTGTTCAAGCCGGCCATACTCGGCGCATAGCTCGACGCACGGGTTTTAGCCGCTCGCGCCTCGCGCTCAGCCTCAGTCGGCCGGTTCGCGCAGAAGTTGAGTTCGATATTGGACGCTGCTCGCGCGACGTTGGCGAACCAATCATCGTCTTTGATTTGCCGCACGGGGTTGTTGCTCACCGACCGCAAATGCTCGTCCCAGACAATACCGGCCTCGAACGCTTGCGCCATGAACGGCCACGACTCGAGCCCAAGGTTGGATATTTTCAACCAGCGTGATTCGTCGTCGTTGATTCCAAAGGCTTCGAGTCCGCCGGCATTACGGCGCCGCATATAGCCCGCGAGTTGTTCGATCAGCGCAAGCCGCACATCGGCGGCGTTCGCGTTGTCGCGATAGGCGGGCCGAAACCCTGCGCGGTGGAGTAGCGCGAGATTCGTAAATCGCGTGCCGTTATTGGCAGTTTGGCCGGGCGGTGGACACGTCGTTTTGAAATGCACGCCGGGGAGTTGGCCGAACCATTCTTCGCGATGCTCTTGCACGACGGGGATGAAATCATCGAGAAACATATTTTCGCCGATGATTCCTGCGAGAAAAGCTAGCCCGCCCGAATGGAAGCGTTGCGCGACACACCACACGACACTGAACTTGCCGAAGTCGAACGCCTCAAGCAACGGAATGGACGAATCGACGCGCAGCGGCCGGACATGTAATTGGCGGTTAAACGTCTCCTCGAACACCGCATCGCCGATCGCCTGGAATCCGCGCTCACCCATAATCATCGCGCCGTGCTTCGCGTGATCGGGCGGATACGTCCGCTCCATCCGCGCGATGTCTTCCGGCGCGAGGTTATAGGCGTTGTCGTAAATCGAGAGCTTGTAATACTTCCGGCCCTTCATCGAGTTGTCGCGCGGAAATCCGCCGTGTCGCTCGTTGCAGAGCCAGTTGCGCGTATCGACCGGGTTCGGCGAGAACGTCAACTGATGCGGGTAGCCTTTCTGTCGCAACGCCGCGCGCAACTCTTGCCCGATGTCCGCCGGCAGTTCTTCGGCCTGATCGCAATACACGCGCGACATATCCAAGCCGCGCAATTTTTCGTAGCGTTGACTCTGATTCGCGGAGCGCAACCCGAACGCATACACTTTCGAGCCGTTCAGGAAATCGAAGCAGAGTTCTTTCGAGTCCCAGGTATAATCTACGTCGCGCTTCAACCCGCGGATCGCGCAAATCTCCTCAAACCGTGGAATCAGCAACGTGCTCGTGGCTTTATCGGAGTAGCGGAAAATCAGCGTCTTGATACCGGCGTGTTTGCGGATGTAGTGCAGCTCCTTATCGAGCAGGAGCGTCGACTTTCCGCTCATGCGTGCGCCTTCCGCATCGATTTCGTCTGTAGTGTCCGCGAAAATCTCCGCGTGCTTACCCTGCCACTCGTTGAGAGTTTGCGGTAGTGGCTTCTCGGATTCGGATTCAAGTTCACTCACGAATTTTTCTCTCCGAGAATACGCGCCGTCCAATCCTGATCGGAGAGTTTCGCGCGTGTGAACTGACTCGCCGTGGTGCGAAGCGGTCGCAACGGTGCGCGCTCCGGTTCTTTCCTCACGATGACTTCCGGCAGGTCGGGCGGCGCCGGCCCGACACACTCCACGCAGCGCACGAGCGAGCGCTTCACATGCTCGAACTTCATCGCGAACATCGGTTGCTGCACGTAGATGCGTTTCCCGCAGGCACCACAGGAGACTTCCACCTTCGCGCGGGTCCATTCGCTATTCGCGCTCACAGGCCCATTCTCCGCTTCGCCCAAATTTCCTGTTCCCAGGCGGATTGTTTCGTCACGGTCGCAAATCGCAACGGGAGCCCGCGCCGCTGAGCCTCAGCAACGAGTTCGGCC